GAACTTAGCTTATTGCGGTTTCGTCCGGAAAGATATTTCCAAACGCTGGCAGTCTGTTTCAGAACTTGTCCCAACCATCTTTAATGGAGCTTTCAAACTCCCTGAAAGACAACCTGTTCGAATGAAACCACGACGTGAAGAAGGTGTTTTTCCGCTTCAAAACGCCCTCGACAAACTTGTCCCTCAAAAGCCTACCGAACTTGAAGACTGGGAACTTTATGATTACCTCATGAAGAACAACATTCTCAAAGTTCCGTGTAAATATCCACCTCGAATTCTTTCTTGCTATGGTGGAATAAATGGCGAACCTGGTTGTGCCCTACCAGGATTACACATGACAAAGGCGCAAGGCTTTACAGGCAGTGCGCATCATGGCAAGAAAAAGAAGCATCTCTTCGATGAACATCCTGAAAAGGATGGTGCTTGGTACTCGCCAGGCAAAGACTTGAAATTCCGTCTTCGAAGGAATATTGAAGACATGACGTTGGGAGCCCCACGTTTTGTTCTTGAAGTCTTTTTCAAAGATGAGACACGACCCCCTGGCAAGGAAGACACGCCTCGTCTTGTCTTTTCTTGTCCCACAGACCACATCATACTCTCCAAGATGTTTTTTGGTTCATTTATGACCAACGTCGAAGACGCAAACATCGAGGTAGGTGTGGCAATGGGCATCAATCCAAACTCATTAGACTGGACCCGCTTGGTTCAGTATTTTGCAGTTTTAGGTCAGATCAATGAACTTGGTTTTATTGACTTTGACGTCTCAAGGTTTGATGTTTCAATCCGCTCACAAATGATTCAATCCTATGTCCGATGGATCAACTATTGGTACGAGATTAACATGGATCATTCTGGTTATACCAAGATGGTCGATGGAGTCAAGTATGCTCAAATAGATGGTCTTTTCGAGAAGCCAGAGACAGATCTCGGCTTTCAAGAGTGGATGCCCATTGAAATCCACCACCGCATTAGAGAGTTTCTCTGCATGGCTATTGCTGCAGATGTGCCAGTTATTGCTGGAGAGGTTCTTTTTAAAATTAACCAACTCAACTGCTCCGGCCGTTTCGACACATTTTTGCTCAATTCTATGGTAGAGAAAACCAATGTACAATATTGTCTTGTTAAGCGTGCTGAACGTATCACTAAAGCACCTGACCAAACTAAGATATTTGAACTCCTGAAAACTACCGTTTTCGATCCCATGTGGGAGTTTAAGATCTCAAAAGACAATGTTGACAATTTCATCAGAATTATAACTGGAGGCGATGATGTAGCAGCTGCTTTGGCTACTATTGTCTCATGGTTCACTTTTGAAGTGGCCGTTGATGAGATGCGAAGGCTTGGTTATGTCTGCACCACTCCTGAAAAGGATGGCAAGATATACCAACTTAAACGTATTGAACAAGTTCTCTTTCTGATGAGACGATTCCGTTACGAAAACGGAATGTGGTTTGCCCCAATGGACCTGAATCATGTCCTTTCCATTCTTGACTGGCAAAAGAAGCAATACTCCCCTAAGCAAGGAGTCATTATGCTTGTCCCCAATTGCCTCCAAGAGCTTTTCCCACATGGACGAGAAGTTTATGACCGCGAGAGTGGCAGAATCAATGCCTTTTTGGCTAAAAATGATATGCCCCAGTTTAACCACTCTTATGATTATTTTCTCTCTCTCTATTTGAATCAAGAAATGGAATCCGTACTGCTGGATTCTCTGAGACATCACGTCTCAACATCCACTATCGGAATTGAACCCCAATCCTCCGAGCCCGACTTGACCGGAGGTCTGGTAGTTGCAACTCAGGAACCCTCTGAGGTTAGCAACATCCAGCAATTTTCAAGTCTCAACGCACCAAAGGAAATGATTAATGCCATCCGCCGCATTCAACCTTACTATGCTGACACTGACCCTTTAGCAAGCAAGAACAATTAGG